TTCTTTCCTCGATAACGCTTCCAGATGTTTTGCCTTATTGACGCATTCTCGGGAACAAAACCTGTTTCTATTTGGATGATCTGACCATCTCGGTTTGCCGCAGTATTCGCAATAATACTCACCACGACGCAAATCACCCGCATGCTTGGCAGCACAAGCAGGAGAACAGTACTTTCGATTTTTGTTGATTGTCTGAAAGGGTGTGCCGCAGTAAAGGCATTCCATGTCATATACGGTTCGACCTGTTTTTCTTGCTGTTCGCGAGCATTCGACTGAGCAATACTTCTGGCCTGTATTATTAGTCTGGAATGCTATACCACAGTGTTCACAGGTCTTCGAGTACTTCCCTGGAAGATCTTTAAGCTTGTTCTCCCGCCTCCATTTATCACGGCATCGTGAACAACAAAAACCTGTGTTCTTTCTCCCGCGCCTCTTGGGCTGGAATTACTTCCCACAGGCACGACAAATCATTGTCTCAACCTTAGGCTCATTGTCGCTGGACATGATCACTTCCCGCACAGCACCACAACGCATGCGATGAGGATGGCCAAGCAGACCGGCAGCCATAGCGGAGCCAGCACCCACATCCAAGGCCAGGTTATAACTCTCATCAGCCGCAGCCCAATGAACAGCAGCGCAAGCCACTCAAAGAAGTTCGGGCTGTTGACCGTGATCTTCTTGTTCTCCATGTTGTCCCTCCGTTTACTCGCCCTCCAAGGCGAGTAAAAATATGGTCGTAGGAATTTTCTTCTTGGAAGAGGAAAATTCAGTATGATAGCCCGCCGCAGGTAGAGGAAGGTGAAAACCTGCGGCGGGCGGGGGTGGTGGTGTTCCTCCACATCCTGTCGTTTGACTTTTCTTCATGGACGAAGAAAAGTCAGTAGGATAGCCCGCTGCGGCAAAAAGGAGAAAAGATCCGCAGCGGGCTATGATGAAAAGTCCCACCGTGGTCCGCATGCACAGGATCTGTGCCTCAGCGTGGTGGGCTCCATCTTTCGGCTATCATGGTTTTACCGGAGTTTATTTCTACAAGGTGCAGCAACCGAAAGCACTCTCTGCCCTTCCGAGTGATCAGCAGTTGTGTGCCTGACCCTCCATATCTGTTGCCCTTGCACTTCTTCAACACAAACAGTCCATCCGTAATATGTTCTGCATACGGTTGAAGCTTTTGCTTCTGATCACGGTATACATACCCCTTATCCAGCAGGAAGCGAATGAAGTCCTTCTGACGCCACTGAAGATCCTTGGCTGTTTCCCTTATACCAGTCAGCGTTTTACGCTCTACCAGTGCATCGAAGTACGCAGCCTTTGGTCTGGCAATCATGAGAGCACTTTCCAGCTTTTCCCGTTTTGCCCGCTCATCCTTCAGCGCGTTCAACAGCCGGATTCCGAATTCCGGATCCGCTATAATGTTCTCAAGCGCATCCTGGGTAGCATTAGCGCTCTTCTTTCGGATAGTTGGAATGACCTCATGCGTGATCCAACGCTTAAATGCCCTCGCCTCCGGCTTGTGCGAACCGAGGACTATAGCGTATAAGCCAGGCACGCTGATGATGTTTGTCATCTGCTCTCTTCCATGGGGGTCGGTTAAAGCCACCTCCGATTTTTCATCATCATCCAGACGTGTCAGCGCATCCTTGTGATTTACAATCTCCAACGCCCTGCACACATCGGCTGCGACGAACCACGGTTCCCCGTCGCGGGTGATAGTTCGCACGGAACCAAACTGGTCATTCTCAAAAACTGTTAGATCGTTCATCCTCCACCCCTATCGTTGATAATGGTACGTCGGTCGGCTGTCTTCCAGGCCGGTCTTCTTGTCGTGGTGGGCTTTGCACAGCGGTTGCCAGTTGCTTCTATCCCAGAACAGATTTCTGTCTCCACGGTGCGGCACGATGTGGTCAACCACCGTCGCTTTCACATACCGTCCCTCCGACAAGCACTGAACACACAGCGGATGGGCGGTGAGGAATTGCTTACTGACTCGTTGCCATGCACGTCCATAGCCTCGACTGGATGCGCTTCTCGTTTCCTCCGGATGGAGCGCGTGGTGCTTTTCGCAGTACTTCCCGCTGGCTACCAGCTCCGGGCAACCGGGATGCGCACAGGGACGCTTTGGTCTAATCGGCATCGTTGTCACCTCGTTGCGGTAGTCCGGCTTCAAACTCCCGCAGGCATTCTTCACCACAAAACGCTGCTTCGTAGTCCAGGTCAATGAAGGCTGTGGGCTTGTGACATACACAACAGGGAACAGGAAAGGGAGCGCGGAAAACGCTCCCATCTTGCTCCCATACTTTGAGGCTACCGAATCTGTACGACCAGGAATTGCGCGGGGCGTTGCCCTCATGCATCTTCGCTGCCACTGCTGCTGTGATCGCTATCGCTGCTGTGCTCGCCAGCACCGTTGCAACTACCGCTGTTGCAAGGGCTACAGACGACGTTGGGTCCAAATATGCCGCCGTGGCTGCTATCGCCATCGCATGCATCCATGTACTCAGCTCCATCATCCTCAACCGGCGCGGTGCAGAAATGGACGCCGCGCATTTCACCGCCGAAAATCTCGCGGGCAATGTCCTGGGCAAGGCCGGACCAGTTGCCGTTGTAGTCGGAGATATCATCGTCGAAGAACTGCACAATCTGGGGTTTAAAGGCAACGAACCCATGGTGCGTACCGGTGAAATCCTCAGCATCTACGATCTCCTCCACGAGAGGATTGTCCTTGAAGATGGTTGCGAAGATCTCAATCCCGGAATCTACAACATTGCTGTTCTCCTCGTCGTACAGGGTGATGCCCAGGGTAATGTTGCCGAACTCCACAACCTCAGGCATGACGCGATCCAGCGCCACGAACTTCTCGTGATCACGAATCTCGATGTCAAAGGCGTAGTCGGTCTTGCCTTCACTCAGCTCGCGGATTTCCCCAACAATGATGTCGGGATCCGGCTCGAACAGGGCCTTGACCTTCTTCTGGTAGGTATACCAGGGAGCCTCTAATTTGAAATTGACCATAGTGATTGTCCTCCTCATAATAATAGATTCTCTTTGTGTTGTTGCTGGCCTTTCACCTCCACGCAGTATTCCCATTCCTGGGATCCTTCGCGTTGAGCCGCTTCTGGGCAGCTTCGAGCTTTCCATACACAGCCCCCATGCTGGTCAGGTAACGAACGTTGTCGATGGTGTCGTCCTTCCGGACCATGGGAAGGAATTCCAGCTCGAAAAACTCAACCAGATTATCCACCTCGTCCTTGGAAAGCGTCAGCGTGGTGCGGAGCATTGCACTTCTCCCTCTCTCGGTACTTATACACGAAATAGTCTGTCACAAGCTGTTTCAGCCATGGCACTGGCAGATCTTCAAAGACTTCGTTCCGTATTTCCAGCGCCTTATACAGCGCCAGTTCCGGAATCTTTTGAGCGTCGAATGCCAGGATGGCATCATGGATTTTGCTGTCCATGATTTCAACTGCCTCACACACAACGTTCGGATCTAAACGCTCATCGATAGCAGCTAACATCGCTCACACCTCCCACGACAGACCGCTGTTGCCGAAATGGCCGTAGGCGGATACTTGGTTGTAGTCAACACTGCTCAACCCAAGCTCCTCAATGATCCCGCGAGGGGTCAAATCATAGTTGTCCCGGATATAGCTCTCCAGGAATTCCTGACTCTGCTTTTCCGTGCCGAAGCAGTCCACGTAGATGCTCACAGGATCAGCCACACCGATGGCATACGCGATCTGAACCTCGCACTTGTCAGCGTACCCGGCTCTCACGATGTCCACCGCTATCCTTCGAGCCATGTAAGCGCCGCTGCGATCCACCTTCGTCGGATCCTTGCCGCTCATTGCACCGCCACCGATGCGCCCCACACCACCGTAGGTGTCACATGCCAGCTTTCGACCTGTGACACCGCAGTCGGCAAATGGGCCGCCGATGACGAAGCGACCAGTCGGGTTGACCAACTTTTCAAAGTCGGTGTTCAACCCAAGCCGTGCTGCCGCCAGCACCATCATGGCCTCGATCACATGGCGGAAGTCGCCGGGCTCCACATCCGGGCTGTGCTGAACGGAGCAGAGGAAGGTTGTAATCCTCCCGCTGTCGTAGTCAAAGCTGACCTGGGCCTTCGCGTCCGCGCGGAACATGTGACTCGGGTGATGCTGGAGCATCCTCAGAAAATCCGTCGCCAGCACAAATGGGATCGGCAGCAGCTCCGGTGTCTCATTGGTCGCGTATCCGTACATCATGCCCTGGTCGCCGGCACCACCCTTATCTACACCAAGCGCTATGTCCGGTGACTGACGATCAATGAGCACATGGATGTCAAAGACGTCTTCTTCGTAGCCGAGCCGGTCCAGGCCGATCCGTTCAAACACAGTCCTCACCAGCTCCCGGTAGTCTGGTGCGTAGGAAGAAGATATCTCCCCCGCGATGATGATCTGGTTGCCCTTGATCAGAACCTCGGCTGCAACACGGGCGCTGTGGTCATGGCTCAGCACATCCGTGACGATGGCATCTGCGATCTGATCGCAGATTTTGTCCGGATGGCCGTTTGATACTTGTTCACAGGTAATTACGTGCATTCTGTACCTCCTCATAGAATCCTTTACTTCCTTATTCTGGCTAGTTTTTTTTCGGGTTGCGCTTCTGCTATAGCCATCACTTTTCCTCTGTCTAATACCGCGCCGCAAGTGCATTCATACCGATGGTTGCTCCTGTCGTCGTAATAGGTCGCATGTGGTATCATTCGTTGTCCACAGTGCGGACAGTAGACTGTTGGCACAAAGAGGATATCCTCGCCACTGTCGATCGACCAATCCCCCATAGGATCAATGTAGCAAATGTTGATATCTCCCTCGTCATCATCCTCAAGCAGCGCATACATAATTGACCACCCCTCTGAAACTGCATCGAAATAGCATTTTCTGCCGTCGTCATCCGGCAGACATAACATTGCGGTCAATCTGTCGGGAATCGGCAGTAACTGTTTGATTTTCTGTTCATCCATACACAGCCTCCTCATCTGTATCTCAGTCTGACGTTTGCTTTCCATGGAAATCGTCTGTTAGAAGCAAGCTTCGCTAACTAATATGGCTTGAGAGGAATACTCAATGTTTCGCCCGTCGATGACGATCTGGTTGCCCTTGATCAGCACCTCGGCTGCTACGCGGGCATTGAGGTCATGACACAGCACATCCGTAACGATGGCATCCGCGATCTGGTCGCAGATTTTGTCTGGATGCTGTTCGATTCTTGTTCACAGGTTATTACGTGCATTCTGTACCTCCTCTTCGGTTTGATGATGGTCGGTCAAAACCTCGGCCTCGGCCAGGTGGCGGCCATGATAAACATCACAGCCGCCATCGCCAGAATTACGTATTCCAATCAGACCTCCTCGACATCCAGTCCGATCAAAGCCAGCAGAGCCAGCTCGACTTCTTGGATATCCTCTTCGAAGGTGACCTCCCCTACCTTCCGTTTCAGACTCGCCTTGTCGATGGTGGTGATCTGCTCAGCAAGGACAGTCAAATCCCGGTCGAGGTTTGGGTTTTTCTCAGAAAGCAACCTCACATGCGTCGGAAGAGACATGCGGGTCTCTTTGGTGCGGAGAGGAACAACCGTCACCATGGTCGAGCGGGTGTTGAGGCTGTCATCACTGACTACCAGAACTGGCAGAATCCCGTTCCTCAGATACGACCATTCCTCTCGGTGAAGCTCCGCAAACCACACCTCCATGCGGCGGGGTGTCTGTCGGAGTTCGCGTGCAAGTTCTCTCAGGGCTTGCTGCCCCTGTTTTCCTTCGTACAACCGATCATTTTGTCTCGGCATTTACATTCCTCCTTCGTTGCATTAGAAAAGAGGGCTGCCCGGCTGGACAGTCCTCTTGCCTTTGCGGGCCTCGTTGCCCGCGCTTCGATGGTATTAGAATACCATTTTTTTCAAGTGGTTCTGTACCCAAAATCTAACATTTCGGCCTTTAAGCGTTAACTGTGCGTAAAACATAAGATCGAAATGAGATTTTTCACTTTACGCCATACAGTAGCGTCTTTAGGTGATCCAGAGCGCGCTTTTTCCGCATATAGAAAGACTTCCTCTCAATATCCAAATGCACACAGATATCCGCCACCTCCACATCATTCATGTGGAGGCTTTCCAGAATATACTGTTCATCCTCGCTGAGCTGTTTCCATGCGGGTTCAAACCAAGCCATGTACTCCAACGCCTGACGGTAACGTTCCTTCAGAATGTCGATCTCCTCAATGGTATTTACTACCTTGTCTTCTCCGGAATGAACGTTACCGGTGCGTACATGGTCATCGTACTTCGGGACACCAACAGATGTGGCTTTGTCAAGCCCCTTTTTGATCTCATCACTGGTATTGTCAATGATGAATTTCATAGAGTCATAATTCTCCAGCACCCTGATAGTGGCATCCCTCTTATCCAAGAAGTTCCATCCGACCATTCTCTAATTCCTCCTTAACCCGATTTAGCAGATAATGCGGATCCAAATCTGTCAGTTTTGCATACCACTCTCCAAAGAAAAAC